GTTAAGATTTCAGCATCTTTAAGATTGGTAATCTTGACGTTGAAATGCTTTTCTACATCAGCTAATGGAGCGCCAAACTTTGCTTGAGATTCAACAGCCAATTTAGATTCTGGAGCGCCAGGTGTGAAAAGTGGCGGTGGAGGAGGTGGCTCAAAAAAAGGTATATCAACATTGCGGTTGATATTTGCATTGGCTTCTTTGGTTATGCGTCTGTTTTCTAAAACAGATTTGCCTTTTTCTATGGCTTTTTTGCCACCATATTCAATTGCTTTAGCCCCTGCATAAGTTGCAGCGGCAATCGCTGGTATTTTCCAATTCTCAAGAACTTGATCTTTTAAATGATCAACAGCACTTGGTGGGGCTGGAGGGGGCGTAGAAATACGCAAAGCCTCACGAGCTTGGTTAACTTGAGCGGCTACAGCGGCAGCGTCAGGCTCTCCAGGTTGTGGAGGAGGCATTGCGGCATTGGCTTTTGGTAATTTGGCTGCTGGAGGAATAACAGGGTTAACTTGGACAAGGCTAGTTTTTGGTTGCTGTGCAGGTTGTGGTGCAACTTGCAAAGCATCTTGAGTAATGGCTTGAGTAATGGCGGCATGACCAAAACTACCATGCATCATCCGGTTGTATTCATCTTCCGATAGTTGTTTTATGTCTGCCATATCAATCCTTATTTGATCACAAGTTGATTAGATTCATTGACCATCAATGTACCTTTAGGATATTTGCCTTGGCCCTTCAAATGAATGTTCATTTTCTCATCGTAAGTATTGTTGATGGCCTGATAAAGGGGCGATGCAGCAAACTCTTGCTTTAAAGCATCTTGATCAACCAATTGACCAGTAGCGGCTACTTTCCTTGCGGCCTTCATCAATTGAGCAGAGTAAGCAGCCATCAAAGCATTGTTGCGTTGCTGTTGAACACGGTTCATCAACACTGCATCAGTACCGCCTGTAAAAATGTCAGTGCCTGTAAGGTTTACAAAACCAATTGGCTTAACAAAATCAGGGACATTCTTTGCATCAGCTTCATTCTGTGCATTCAAAGCTTGCAATCTAGCAAAGTCTTGAAACTCTTGAGGCGTTTTAATAACACCTTGCAATACAGCCATAATGGATGATTGCAAGTTACGCTGGTCTTGCATTGTCTGACCAGAAGATGCCGTTGCTGAAGTAGCATCACGGGCATTGGCTGCAACACCAACTTGAGCGTTAGCAGAAGCACCCATTGCGCCACCAGCAGACACATTAGACCCAGACGGAGGAGCAACGCCACCAGCCTGACCTTCTGCGCCAATACCTGCCTTTACATTGGCTGTATTACCAAGACTTGTTAAATCATTAGCACTTGCACCAACTGCTTTGTTTCTTTCATTGGATTTGTTATTACTGATTGTGTTGTAGCTGTTGATGTTGCCAAGCAATTTGGCACGTTCATCAGAAGGCAATGTGCCAACAAAGTCAAGAATTTTGCGGTTCTTCTTGGCTAAATGAATCTGCTCATCAATGTTGTGATTGGATGCAGAAGCATTTGCTGAAGTAGCGTAAGCAGCGTTGGTGGTTACTTTTAGTTGGTCGGTAAGACCTCTGGTAACCATTTCAGAACTAATTTTCCCATTAATCCAAGGTAGAGTTTTAATGGCATCTTGATCAGATTTGGAAATAAGACCACTACGAGCGTTAATTTCTTGTTTTTCTTTATCAGTTAAATCACGTTTGTCGGCGTAATTTTTGATAATTCCATTTTCGCCAATTTCGTTATAGCCTTTCCAATAGACTTTGCCATTGAGATCTTTGGCTGCTTCATACCTTACCGCACCACCGTTGTAATATTTGTAAACATCATTCCAATTGTTGTCCATAGCGGCAAAAAACATCTTGCCCCATTGTGGCTGCGTATTAGGATGTTCAGCAGAAGACTCTTTGGTATGCTGGTCAATGTTGCTTGCAAATGAAATTCTGTCTTCAGGCGTTGCTGCACCAGTGGCAAGTTTAGCTATGTTTTTAGTGATAATTTGAGCACGTTCTGGAAGATCTTGAAACTGGACAGAAGTAGGCTCTAATGTCACTTGAGCAACAAAATTATCTCCTGCATTCGGAGGAACAACGGCAACCTTTTCGGTTAACGCGCCTGTTTCTGGTGGAGCAACAGCAGTAGCCATGATTTGTATCCTTTATCTATTAAGCCATTGCAGAAATAAAATCCATGCCATCTAAATTATCCAAACCTTGGCTTAATTCTTCATCATCAAGTTGACTTTTGTAATTATAAGGATTGGTTATTGGAGCTTCTGTAGGCGATGTAGTCTGTTCATTTGGGTTAATGGCAGAGTTAAATGAACCTCCAAAATTTCCACCCAAAACTTGAGTTCCAAATTGTTTAGCTGAACTCCACGCATCTGATATTGGTTTGGTTTCTTCTTCCCACATCTGCGACATGGATTCAGGAGGCTTAATTCCAGACAAAGAAGGTGACGCAACAGGGGCCAACGCTCCTGTTGTTCTGTTAAACCCAGCGTACTTTGCCCAATCAGCATGGTTAACTGGGTTTGCAAAATCAAACTTAAAATCAGCCATGATTATTTTCCAAAACCAAAGCTACCACCCTTGCCAGAACTATTAGAGCCTTGAGTTCCAGAGAAGTTTGGAGTTGTAGAGCCTTGCGGAGTGCCGTAAATAATTGATGCGTATTTGCTATACAAATCCATTGGCGCATTTGCATAACTAATTCGAGCAGCAGCAGCCTGATTTGCAGCGTTCAAGCTTGTTTGTCCTGCATTCATCAATTGATTTGCCGCAGCAGCTTTGTTGGCTTGTACACCTGCTTGAGCATTGGCAGCAGCAGTGGCTTGGCGTTGAGCATTCAAAGAAGATAGATTAGCATCAGCCAAGGCCATGCGAGAACTACCAAGACCCCCAGAGCCACCATACATGGCATTTTGACCAGCTTGAGATTCACGAGCAGACTCCCGACCAGCTTGCAAAGCCGCATTGACTTGTCCTTTTTCGTATTGAGGGTCAAACAATGAAGCCAAACCAGCCATACCGCCCATAAGACCTGCGCTACCCGCTGCTTGCTGAAGATTGCCAGTTTGTGAGGCTACATTTGAGGCGTTATTTGCTGCACCTGATACATTGCCAGCAGAACCTCCATAAAGATTACCTGCGCCCGAAATTGTTTGTTGATATGCAGGAAAAGCTGTGCCAGTAAGAAAACCTGTTTGAGCTTTAAGCAGTTCAGTTTGTTCAGGAGTTAAAGTAGGCGTACTCGAAGAACTGCCGCCACCCATACTAATTATGGTTAACCTTGGCATCAAAAAATTGATTAAATTTTTTATCTTAAACATCTAAATGCTCCTTTTGATATTCATCAAATCGTTCAAAAACTACAGCCTTCCACATATCAGGAAGGTGTTTTCTTAACTCAACAGGCCCCAAACACACATACATTGCATAAGCAATAATTTGACCTGCTGCGTACCTCAAGTTATGAGAAATCTCAATACCGTGAGGATCTTTTTCTCTTTCAAAATGGTTAGCTGTTTCATACGAAGAAATCACGTTTAACCACATTGGAATAATTTGACCTTGAATTCGTTGATAGAATTTATTAGTTGGCAAGTATACTAAACACAAAGCAAACGCATTGTTTGTTTGGTATTCTGTAACAGGCTTGTCTTTGTCTATCAAGTCATCCCATGTATGCGCCAATTCTACAAACATGCAAGTCATTTGGTAGGCATCTTCATCGCCTCCAAACCATTCAAGCTTTACAAATTCATTGCTATACATTGATCATCCTTTCCCTTTTCCTTGACGATTTGCTGATGTTTGCGCCATACCCGTATTATTGCCTGAATTGATAGTGTTTGGGTAAGGATTAGCTTGACCTATTTTAGGTTGTCCACCCTGACCTGGGAAGGTTACAGCACCTTGCGACCCCATCCCTTTTCCTTGAGATTGATTAGGGCCTACAACACCTGTATTGCCATAGGGCATTGGATCGACCATAGGATTACCGCCCGTCATCTCACCCCTATACACTTGGCCCATAGGCATACCACCCGTCATCTCGCCAAGTGGGCCAGTGCTCTGTACGGATCCATCACCCATTGGGCCTTTAAATCCGCCCGTTTGCATCATATCTTGTGGCTTCATGATGCCTGAATTTTGCGGAAATCTCCGCATCATTTGATCTCTTATGTTTTCAGTAGGCTGGTTAGGCGACATCTGGCCTTGAGGATTGGGCAAGCCTTGTCCTTTACCTTGTGGGGCAGAAGAGTACGGTGCTTGCATAGAGGCTGATTGCATTCCCATGATTTATCCTTGAGGCGTTGTAGGCCAATTAATGGTTTCAGGGTATCCTGATTGTTTAGTGATATCTCTTAAAGCTTGACGATAGTCTTGCCATTGTTGATATTTTGCACCAAGTCTAGTTTGTGCGCTGACAGTGTCAGTCCAATCACTTTCAAGCAAAAGAAAATATCTCTTAGTAGTAGCTTCTTGAGCTTTGACTGCATCAGATTTTTCTTTTTCTCTTTCTACAAGAACCCCATTTTCAAGTTCTGCTTTTTGTATTGGAATATTTTGATTATCAGAAGTTGCGTATAAACTTGGTTTTATTTCATTAATATAGTTTTCAATACTTTGTTGGCTAACAAAAGATGAAATTGATTTGCAATTTTGATTATCACTAAAGATATATAAATATTTCATTATCTATAACTCCTTAGTATTTGCACATATGAGGCGTGGTTTGCAGTGTAAGTTGTTATGTGCAACCTAACAAACACAGAGCTATATCCAGCGGAAAAATAGCCATTTAAAATTAATCCACCTACTTGTGGAGCTGCAGAGCTATACCAAGTACCAGTAGATTCTATATAAACAGTGGGAACTGAAAAAATAGTTCCAGGAGCATAACCCAAAGCATATGAGTAACTTCCGCCACTTCCAGATTGATTCCAGCCGCCAACAGAAAAGAAACTAACAATGCCTGGGTACAACATTTCAAAATCATATCTAACCCAAACATTATCTGGAACAGATTGAGTAACATCTTCAAATTGAGTAGCAGAATTGTTAAGAATATTACTGTAAGAAACAATGTTTCCATTTAACGACATTTGTGTGCCATCAAAAGAAATGTTTGTGGTGGAATTGCCAAACGCAAATGTTCCAGTGCTGTTAATTACACCGCCAGAACCAGTCATTGTTGTGCCAGAAATTGCAGGTGTTGTACCTGATTGCAATGTTCCACGGGCAAACAAATTGTTTAGGTAAGTGCTTCCGCTTGTTCTTTCAATGTAATAACCAGCAGTACCCCATGTGGCTGGGTTTCCAACTAACGGAGGATTTGATCCATTCCAATTGTCTGAGCGAATATCTTGAAAAACACTGGCTGCAATAGGACCCGTCCAAGCAGTTGAGTTTGCAGGGATTCCATCCAATGTAACCGCTGTGCTGTTGTATCGACCTTGAATGTACCAAAGAACCTGACCAACAGTAACAGAAGGCGCACTACCAACCCACCCAGTTGGCAGTGTTGCTCCGCTAGTTGGAGTAGTAAATGTAGGAGCAGCAGTGGCTTGATCTTGTACTCTGTAACCCGTTATAGCACTAATACCGTTATAGCCGTTTTCGCCTTTGGAAGTAACTTTATAAATCACATAAGAAGTATTAGTCCAATCAATAACAGATGTTGCAACATTTAGTCCAACAGACAAGGGTACTGTAATGCCCCACAAATAAATATCTGTAGTTAAGCTTACGGGTGGAGTAGTACCCCATCCTGCAGGGGCTGTATATGTCCCAGTTGCCCAAGTAAAAGTAGTTGTAGTTGATGGGCGGGTCGGTGCAACATCTGCTGTTGTCCATTTATAGATTGCTGGATAAGCAACTTGGCGACCAGAAGTCAAAATATCCAAATTAATTGCAGCACCAGTATCTTGCAGATAATTTATGCTTGGGGCGGTAGTTGCTACTACAAACTCAACATGCCGTCCACCACTTGTTTGATAAAACAAGAATTTGGTAGTGCCAAAACCACCAGTGACTTTACGCCAAACATAGTCAACTGGATTGGTTGATTCTGTTGTGAAGTTAGTATTTCGAAGCCCGTAATACAACTTGTTTGTAGGTGAATCACTAAAGTTTAATGAGCCGTCTTGACTATCAGCATATTTGACAGCCAAATACTTGTACAAGTAAGCAACAACTTGTCCAGAAGGGCCACTGATCTCGCCTGTAGTGGCATTCGCTGTATAAGTGGTATCAAAGTTACTGAGTAGGTAATTGATTGCCTCAGAAACTTCTGAATTTGATGGGTTATTGTCAAGAAGGAACGGCATCAGAACGCATCCTCAACAACAGTTGCTTGCCAGTTAAGTGCAGTTAAATTCCATGCGTCTGTAGCATCATTAGACTCTACCTTGACGGACACTGTCCGGACATTGTTCTGCTGGGTAGTGACCCAAGGATTGTCCGTAACAATATTCACACGGCCTGTCTGACCGTAAGTAGCTGGCTGGGCAGTAGAGTTAGCACCCCCAAGAGTAATATCTATTGTGCCTGTACCTGCAATTTCAGGCAAAACACGGTGAATATAGATTTTGGACGAGTAAGGAACAGGTCCTTGATTGCCCTGTAAAACCATGTTGTTGCGTTCAAACAACGTAGGAATTGCTGCGCTGTTAATGAACGAGTTGCCAATGTTGGTCTGAATTAGCTTACTAGAAGCGCCAGCAGGAGCGTAGGTCACCGTGCGAGAGGCAAACTTAAACACACCACCCGTAAAAATAGGAGCCTCTGCCCCCATACAGGCATTGGCAATGTCTTTAGGAGCATTCCATATCTGCAAGTCATAACGATATGACAGCATTTTGTTGCACCAACCAGAAGAGGTTAAATCGGGATAATAAATTTCAATCTGGTTTTTTTGAGTATTGTTGATCATAAAGATACGATCAGAATACGTTACAGACAAATTACGGAAGAAATAATCCCTGACCTTTTGGTTTCCTAGCGGAGCAAAGTCTGAACCATTGAACACCCAAATGTCACGGCTATCCACGCCATATACGTTGGTATCAGTATTAGACCAGCAGTTATTGTTAATAAGACCACGGCCTTGATTAAACAGTCGCACACCAAAAATAGGCGCTGTGCTGTTTTGATAAGCAATTGGACTGAAGACAACCGTGTCCCAGTAGGAACAGACATAGAAATTGCCGCCAAGGAAGAAGCCATCAACAATAGGGCCACGCACAGGGATTTCTTGTTCGTTAGCTACGTTAGACAGGGTAGGTTCCCAAGTAGCGGGTACACCTGTATTAGCAAAGGCTTGCGACCACCGAACTGTAGTCGGGTAGTTGATTGTCAAGCCAGAAGATGTGTAGTCCTTGGTGATATTACCTGCAATCAGGATGTTGCCTACGTTTGGAGAGCAAAAGTTCCTTACAAATGCCGCCCGTGTAGCCGATACACCAATGTCATAGTTCCAAATATAGTTGTCAGGAGCGGCATCATACAAAGAGATTTCATTACGATCTGGCAAGAAATACATTGGTGAGCTTAATCCATCATTAATGAAAAAGACGCTGCCTACCCAAGAGGTGGTGATGTTGATATCTGATGTATAGCCAGTAAGATAAGCAGATGGATTGCCACCAACACCAGGCGTAATGTTTGAGATACCACTAGAAGTAATCAAATACCAGCGACCTTGATTTGAACTATCCCTTGTCGCAATAATGTAAACCCATTGCGTTTCACTGCGAAACCCGCCATCCATAAAAATAGGCAGGTTGGGAATAGTACTTAAGATCTCTTGCTCACCATAGATTTTCTTGATGCCACGAACGTCAGCTTCAACATTACGCCCACTGTTGTATTCGTTTGGCCCCAATGCGTTGCTTGGCACATCTGGTGTGAAGCTCATCTGGGGAAACGGGGTTCGTAATCTTTGGTAATCGCTCATGTTATTCCACCGTAGTAGGCTCCAACATCTGTTCTAAATTGCGAATAAGTCGGGTGTCTGTAGGGTTGAATTCTAAAGCCTTTTTACATAATTCAACAGCTTCTTCTTTTAACCCAAGATGCCAAGCAGCAATACTACCCAAATCCCAAGGCTTTTCACCCCAGACTTCAGGATCCATTGTGTACACAAGCTCTTTGTTAGTAATTGCAAGGGCTGATTTGGCTGCTGAATAGGACTCAATCCACATATTGTTGCGGTAACAGAACATAGACAAGTCAACCCAAGTCTCACGGGTGTTGGGTGCTTCAGCTACTGCCAAGCGATACCACTTCAATGCGTCCCAGCCTTGCCCCAATTCCTCATGGGATTTGCCCAGCAAGCGCATGGCATAGGCCCGTTCATTTTGCCAAGTAGCCTCTGGCATAGCCAGATAGGCATTTAACGCCTTTATGGCTTCTTCCCAGCGACTGTAGAAGGTCAATTCCCGTGCATGGTAAAACCGATTGCGAGGGCAATTAGGATCTTCTTGGATAGCAAGGTCCAACAAAGGCATGTATTGCCCACGGGACTTGGTTGGGTCGGGGTGGTGGCTGACCAGAAGCATGTCAGTCTGAGCATAGACTTCTGTCAGTCTGCCGTCAGGACGGGGATACTCATGCACTGGGTGATGCCAGTGATAGCCATGACGGTGGTGAATCTTTTCGTAATAGAAAGAAATCCCAGAACCCCAATCAAACTTGTACCGCAGACGGGTGGTTTCTGCTGTCCAGACACGCTCTATCTCTTCACGCCAACCAGGCTCTAGGATTTCATCAAGGTCTAAGCTGATACAAACATCAAAGTCTCTTGGGATTAGGGATAGAGCAGCATCACGGGCTTTGTCGAACCTCCAAGGGCTGATGCAGATGTCATGCACCTTTGCACCGCACTCTAAGGCTAACTTAACCGTGTCATCAGTGCTTCCGGTATCTGCTATCAAGATGAGGTCAGCATCCTTGGCAGAGTCACAGAAACGATGAACGAACTTTTCTTCATTCTTACTGATGGCATATACGGCTATTTTCATTGCAATTCCAATACTATGTTAATTAAGCTGACCAAGGCAGCGGTGGCTGGATAACAGGTGGGTTAATTTGGCTATCAATTTGCGACTGCACGGCAGCTTCAGTGGAGGTTTTATCCACACCGTTTGACCAGCACCAGCCCAGCACTTGGTCTTGAGTCAGGTCAGCGTAGGGTGTAAACGCACCACCAGTTTCAGGTTGGGGAAACCCAACAGAACCGTACACCGTTGCGTTGTAAGTGCCGTCTGTGCCATTACAGCGCCAGCCAGCAGTCAAGACAACCTCAGTGTGTCCGTTGATTTCAGTGGTGGATGCAGACATCCATTCGATAACCCAAGTGATAGTGGTCATTTTTGCTCCAATGCCGTGAGGCGTTTGCGTAAAGATTGAATTTCAGCCACAAGGTCAGCAATGACCTCAGAGCTACTTGCTTGCATGGCTTGATAAACAGGTTTGCCATCTGCATCCACAGCGTCTTTTGTTCCTGTAACGCTGTCAGCGTAAACCTCTTGAAATTTGTGAGCCAAGAAGCCACGGGTCTGTTTACCGTTTGAGTTCCATGTGTATTCAATAGGTTCAAGTGAATCAATACGTTCACCTGAACCGGACACTGCACCAATAACTGTTTTTAAACGGTAATCTGAAGTTCCGCCATAAACAGTTACTGTTCCGTTGGTGGTAATGCTGCCTACGTTTGTAGTTGAGTAATACAAACCCAAAAGTTGTCTAGATGTGTTGTCAACTCTTGCAAGCAGCGCACCTCCGTTAACTGAAGTGTTGTTATAGGCAGATAATGCCCATGCTTTAGTTGATCCGTTAGCCAAAGAAGCAATTGCGGCATCACCTGACCAACCACCACTTGTTGTGGTGTTAATCAGCAAATTCCCACTAGTATCAAAACCAGCCACAAGAATTGGGACCGCAGTTGCTCCAGCGCCGCCAGAGTTTGTTGTTGCAACACCAAATTCAAGTCCTAAACCAGAAGAAGCACCAAATTTAATATAACCACCAATTCCATTTGCCGCATATTTCCAACCACTTGCATAATAAACATTGCCAAATATGCCACCGTTTGCGCCGTTAATTTGAATGCCGCCGCCTGTTGGAATTTGCAATAAGCCTGTGGAAGTTCCGGTAATTGGAGTAACGCCAATACCTACGTTACCGGAAGAGTCAATACGCATCCGTTCTGAGCCGTTGGTATACATTAAAACTGTATTGTCGCCACCAAAACCTATAGCGCCTTGGGCCGCAGTGTTATCAACATTACGGCGAATCCTCCATTCCGCATTAGGCCAGCCTGTACCAGTTGTTGTGCGAATATGCACCGTGTCAAGGTAATCTGCGTTACCGTTGGAATCTCCGTTCATGCGAGTAGCCAAAACAGAATTGCCAGCAGTACCTCCAAGTTGTGCTATTTTGACCTCTAATTTGTAAGTTGGCGAATTTGTCCCAATACCTACGTTACCGGAGGAGTCAATACGCATCCGTTCTGTCAAACCGCCAGAATAAAACGCCAATACGTCTTTAGTAGTTGTCCCATAGTTACCAATTCCCCAGTCGTAATTTGTGTTATCGGCGGTGCAAAGAATGGCCCGATAATAATTAGAAGTTCCTTGGGGGCAATTTAAAATCATGTAAGCGGCATTTCCTGCTGTGCCACTTGCGGTTGTATTATTAATTCTTACGGCAGTGTTAGATGCTGATGACACCTCCAGTTTTACGCCCGGAGAACTTGTTCCAATACCTACGTTAGTGCCATCAAATACAAACGCAGAACCAGTAGCCAATGCACTTGAGGAGCTTGCGTAGACTACACCGTTAGCGGTGAAGGATGTCAGTCCAGTGCCGCCACGGTTATAAGCAATAGTTGCACCATTCCAAGTGGCTGAAGTAATTGACCCAGGATAATCAAAAGTGTTGGTTGACCAAGACACGTTTGCTGGCGCTAGAGTATGAGTGTCCCAAGTACCCGCCGCTGAAGCATTGCTTAACAAGCTGACATCAATAAACGCGCCAGATTGAACCGTTGTAATAGTTGTAGCAGAGTTGTTTCTAACAACAATTGTGCCGCTGCTTTGATTATTGTTGAAAGTGAAGTTGACACCGCTAGGCAATGTAGTGGCATCAGGCAATTGGAATGTCTGACCACCAGATCCAGTAACTACATAGTTAGGAGCTGATGCCGCTGTCAGCGTAGTAGTTGTTCCTGCCGCAGCAACACTTGAATAACCTTCAAAAATAGAATTTGTAGTTATGTTGGCGCTGGCATCTCGTAGGACAACAGAGTTTGCACCCGTTGATGTTGTAACACTTGTACCGCCATATGCAGTGGCTAAAGCAGTAGTCAAATTTAAAGTGTTGGCAGATAAAGTTGTACCGTTAAAAGTTAAATTGGCAGAACCTGCAAACGCACCAGCATTGTTGTACTGAACTTGTGTGTTTGTGCCGCCAATAGCAGGGGTGCTACCAGTTGGTCCTGTAGGACCTGTACTACCAGTACTACCCGTAGGCCCTGTAGGACCTGCTACACCCTGAATACCCTGAATACCTTGAACACCCTGTGAACCTGTTGGTCCTGCGGCTCCTGTGGGGCCTGTAGGCCCTGCAGCACCAGTAGGCCCAGCAACTCCTGTAGGACCTGTAGGACCAGTCAATCCCGTAGGACCTGTAGGGCCTGTAGGACCAGAAGAATAAGACAAAGCAGTCCATGTAGATGAACCATTGCCAACTTTGAATTTTCCGGTGTCTGTTTCATAACCAGGCTCACCAATAGCCAACACTGGGTTGGTTGATGTCCATAAAGAAGCAGCGCCTCTGCGATATTGAACTTGAATTGCCATTTTTAAACTCCACCACAATCTATACTTGTAATGCCACCATAATTGGAATCAGGAGCACCGCCATCTAAGTTTGATATTACTGTACTTGGACCAGCAGGTCCAATAGATCCGTTTGAACCAGTTGGACCTGTAGGACCGCTAGTTCCAGTTGTTCCACTAGAACCAGTTGGGCCTGTAGGACCCGTTGTTCCATTAGTTCCATTGGAGCCAGTTGGACCTGTAACACCAATAACGCCTTGTACCCCTTGGATGCCTTGAACGCCTTGTGAACCAGTAGGCCCCAAAACACCTTGTGCGCCTTGTGATCCTGTAGGTCCGGTATTACCTTGAATACCTTGAGGACCAGTTGGGCCAGTTAGACCTGTAGATCCAGTAGGGCCTGTTAAACCTATTGGACCAGTTGGGCCAACAGAACCAGTAGGCCCAGTTACGCCTTGAATGCCTTGTGGGCCTGTGGGGCCTGTTAAACCTTGAGGACCAGTAGGACCTTGTTTAATCATTGGGCCTGGCACAGACCAAGAAAATGTTGTTGGGGTCTTGGAGTTAACAATTGAAAGCGACAACCAAACTGTATAAGTAGGGTTGGCAGGGGGCGAGTTAAGCCAGCCAGTAGGAGGTGTTCCTATGTTGGTTGCAAAATCCCAAGAGCCACCCGTAGGTGTTGCTGGCGCAGTAGCTGACTCTTTAAAGATCAACCATTCAAAGTAAGTCCCGCCAAATACAGTATTGTTGCCGTACAAACCAGTTGATTCTGAACCAGAAGGCAGGGCTACTGTACTTGATGCAGTACTTCCATAAAGACCACTTGTAGCCATGTTGATTCCTTATTTGAAGCTGTAGCGGTAGTTTCGGGGCTGGAATT